TGGGTTGTTCGCTCAAGACCTTACCTAGTTGACTGCGTAGGCTGTTCTTGTCTGCTACCTTCATACGCTCCTGTTGATCTGGTGTAAGACCGCAGAAGTGGTAGAGTGCTTGTTCGTCACCATTGTCCTCATTCGCCATAGCGATGAACTTCTTGTACTTACCTATAGAGATGTCTGCTAGTCTCTCTGGTATTGTGATTTTAACGGATTGCGTACCTTCCATAATTCGGTTTACTTAGTTTGTTATATACACCGTATCTCGCTGCATCAATAAGGTGATTCCATTTATCTTCTGGCTTATTAAGGAGGTTGCCATTCTTGTCCTCTATCCATCTATAGTTCTCCATCTCCTTCATCAAGTTAGCCCCTACGATGTGGAGCTTGTAACGCTTGAGCATATCTATACCAGCGTTCACACTATCAACTCCCTTAGTGGTTGGCTTGATAGTCCAACCCATACGATGCAGCTCTTCGATGCTCTTAGGCTCTGCCGAGTCTGCAAATATCTCCTCGTACCTACCTACCCCTATGTCATTGAAGCGTACTGCTAGGTCGTGGTTGGTGAGGTTGGTACTGTATAGCATCTCCTCGAAGTATAGGTTGTTCCCATCTTGGTAACACCTCACCAGAGCAGAGGGGTCATTGGTGAACCCGAAGTCCAGACCATAGGACAGGAACTTAGCCGTGCTAGGTATCTGCTGTAGGGTTGTGAATTGAAATACCTGCGCTCGGTTAGTGCCTCGCTCTCCTAGTCCATAGACACGCCAGTAGTGTTCGTCCGTCTCCTTGAGTCTCTCTATCTCCTCCTTGATTGTCTCGTCTAGGAAGGGATTGTCTAGGTAGGTAGTCTGGTAGAAGTCTACATCCTCACGAGGGATGACTCTGTCATAAATCCAATGGTAGGTATCAGAGGGGTTGTAGTCGAGTATGATCCTGCCGTTGGTACGGAATACTATCTGTTGCCAATCCTCGAAGCTCAACTCGTTAGCCTCGTTCAGAAAGGCTAGGTCACGCTTACGCCCTCGTATCTTTTGTGGTTGGTCTAGTGATACAAACTCTACTAGGTTGCCGTTGAGTATGTACTCGCTGTTGGACTTGTTGTGGTTATCCTCTCGGTACAGGTCGTGCTGCTTGAGGATATCAAAGAAGTCACGCATCACAGAGCTGCGTACTGCTGGGAAGGTCTTCCTTGCTATGGTCACCGTCTTGCCTGTGTTCTTGGTGCAGTAGTAGAAGATGAGCCAGAGGAGGATGTTGTAGGTCTTACCGCTACGAGTACCGCCTTGCTCTACGACTATCTTCTTGTCTGACCTCTTGAGATGTGTGTAGACTTTATTGACCGCTATCTTCCCCATCTAGTTCTTCAATGGTGAATGTCTGGATGCCCTCGTGGGTTATCTCTTGGCGTTCTATGTAGCCTCGCTTCTTGCCCTTTGTTTTGAGGTAGAAGATAATAGCAGTAGGGTTCTCCTTCTCTATTTGACTATGGAGCTTCCCTTCTGCGTAGTCGAGTGCTACATTCTCCAACTCATCGACAGCCTTCTTGTAGTCCTTGTCATCTCGCATCCAGTTGTAGTGAGTTCTTCTTGAGATACCCACAGCTTCGCAGGACTTGGTTACGATGCCTAAATTCGCTTCTAATGCTTTCAGCATTGCTGTCTTATGTTCTTGAGTCTTGTCCATTTTTTATGTGTGAAATTCGGTAAACCTCCTAACTATAAAACCCTATTTTTTTAGATTGCGTTTGCGCTCCTCTCTGATGATGTCGTTTATCACCTTTTGGTTGAGCCTACGCTGTGACCTGTTAGGCTGTTGAGGTGCAGACGGTAGGTCTACAAACTTGGCTAGGAAGGCAGACTCATCTGCTGACAGCTGACCTCGTAGATGTACTTGGGTTAGGATGCTGATAAACATCTCTAGGTTCTTCCTGTTGACTAGTATCTGTTCGCTCTTGCTCATTACATTCTTATTAGTCTCAGTCTCCTCTGGTACTTGCGTATGAGTAGGGCTGAGTTGGTTAGTTGGTTCTGTATCTCCTCTGTCCATCCGAACCTACTAGCCTGTATAGATAGGTTGATGTTGTCTAGCATTAGCATATCTAGGTATGCCTGTGTGGTTTTTATATGCCGCCTCTTGCGAAGGTAGGCTTTAATCGTTCTCAATACCATATTGCTCTTTGTCTCTATTGCACAAGTCTATGATGCTTGGCGTGTTATCTTCTTTCATCTCTCTTTGGTGTTAAATGTTTCTAATTTGCGCCCATTATTATTGGTGTGCGCCTATTTTTTTGGTGTTAAAGGTTATATGTCTCTGCATACAAATTGATGGATAAACCCATCTTTATATGCTTAAACGATTGTTAATGATGTAAATAAGCATCTTATGCAATTTACTTGACATCGTTGGTTATATGTCTCTCTCTTTGTCTTACTATCTCCATATGATTACGCAGCTTCTCTACGATGTCCTGCATATCCCTCCTATCATAGAGCAGGGTATATAGTCTCATCAACTGGTCAGTATCTAAGTCTATATAGTGTCTCATTCTTGTTCCTTTCCTGTGAGGTATATGAATATCACACTCAAGGCGATAGTCATTAAAACCACAAACCACTTAAACTCTATCATAATCTTCTCTCGTGTATCTGCTTTAGCCAGTCTACCTTCTCTGGTACATCTCCGTGTTCTAGGTGACAGGGTCTACATACCGCCATTAGGTTCTCTATTCTGTCTTTGTCTTTAGCACCTCCTGCTCCCCTGTTCTCTATGTGGTGTATGTCTACGGCTCTTGCTCCGCAAACCTCGCAGGGTATGAAGTCATCGAGTACATAGTCAAAGTACCGCATATAGATTTTAGTGTGCTTCTTCATATATGCTTTTAAGCAATGTCTCTTCCGACCTCACTTTATTGTATGGTGGATTTAGCGTCTTTATTGTGAAGTATTCTAAATCAAAAACCTCAACCTCTGGGTATTGTGCTTGAACAACATTATTATACTGATTGCGCAACTCCTCTAACCTAAAAGTGTATTTAGCGTATGATATGCGATGTTTAAAATTGTAAGTATTTGTATAACTTATAAAGTGTGCGCCCAATCTTTGAGTTATATGTCTTGCCCAACCAATATATAGAAGATTGTCTCTATAATCATAAAGAGCATATAGAGCCTCTTTGTAGCCTATTTCTTTTGTAGCCCTATATTGGGATGCTAATGATATATAGGTTTGCTTATCAATTCTATTATCGCTCAAGAACTTGTTTGCAATCTTAGATAAACTCATAGCGTGTCTCTGATAATATAGCTATCCAAGTCCTCACCCTTCACGAAGAAGTCCTTATATACTTTGATGGCTCTATTGAACTTCGCCTCTCCTCTCTTGTAGAACTCCTCGCTCACATCGTAGATACCAATATCACAGGATGCTTTGTCTAGGGCTATGAAGTACCAGTCCTGATACGACCTGTTGAACAGGTTGCAGTAGATGTAGCATTGCATATCGTAGCCGTACTTGTCTGCTGAATAGCGGAACGCCTTAAGATCCGTAGTGGTCTTGATGTCTGCGAGGAAGCTGTCGTTCCATATATCTGCCTTACCTCTAAACGGAAAGCCTCCTAGTATGTCTACCATAGGCTTCTCCGTTTGGCTCTGCTTCAAGAAGTACTTGGCGTGTTCGTTGCGTTGGAAGGCATCTACTATACGCTCTCCGTTCTCTAGGTCTTTTCTAGTGATACAAGTCTTGCTCGTTGAGGCTTGGGTCTCCTTGAACTTTTTGGTGTTCTTAGAAGCCACATCTACGACTTCAAATATGTCATCGAATCTATGAGGCTCTAGTATCATAGTATGAATGATACGCCCCTGCAATAAGGCAGGGCTAGACTCATTCGAGCCATAGGTCTGCACGTTGTAGAATGTCTTGGGACTATCCAGTAGCATCTTGAGGCTACTAGAAGACAAGGCTATCTTATTCAATGCTCCGTAGTAGAAGTCATCGTCTCTCGCTTTATCTATGAGCCATTGCTGGTCGTAGTCTGATCCGTCTAGCATTATCATAGGTTAGGCTGTTATGCGTTCAACAAATGCAAAGACTACCATCATAGTGGTGATACCGACTCCTGCGAGTACGGAAGTGACTGCCCAGTAGAAGGCGTTCTGTCGTTTAGTGTACTTTTTCATCTCTCTATTTTTTAAGATTATAGATGCAATGTAAACAAAAAATGTTAGCAACTACTCCTCCTCGTCAATTTTTTTCAACGCATCGACTATCTGTACGAGTACCTCCTCGCAATCTTCGAGGCGTTTTCCCAGTACTCTGATCTGGTTAAGTGCAGCTCCAAGCACTACACCAAACAATATGAGTATCATTTCTTGTCCCATTGCGCTAGACATACAGCTACCCTCTGCTTGGGGTTAGGGTACTCCTCAATAATTGTGTGGTCTTGTACACAACGTCTGAGGAACTCGTTCTTATCCTCTGTTGGTTTCGGTGTTGGGATTGGCATACTTTAATATGTTATAAGATTCACATTGTTGAATGTCCTCTAGCCAGAGTCTAGAGATTACATCCTTTCTATCCTTGCGTTGGTATAGTTTTCTATCCGCCTCCTGCTTCGATACGAAGACAGGCTCTACAATCTCCTCAGCTAGTGTAGCCAATTCTGAACGTAGTACCATAGCAAACCCACCAACCTCTGGTAATTCAAAAGCAATCCAATCGGCTTTACCATACATCCAACCAGCATTACCTCTCACATTCTTAAACTCTACCCATATGGTATGGGGATGGTTGCCCCCCTTCACATCTACAGAGACAGCCTCACGCTGTCCTCTATCCACATAATAGTCTATATGTAAGTTAATGTCTTCCTCTCTCGTAGACTTCTTTGTCGTATACCCACGAGCTTCACAGGCTGAGACGAAGCGGTCTTCGCTTCTCGTCCCCTCCTTCCTAGAGTAGTTCCATCTTCCTCTACTTACTGTACTCACGCCTCGTCTAGTAGTAGTTGTAGTTGCTTGACCCATTGCATCCATATCTTAGGACTGCAAGTGCAAGGCACATCGAACTTATGATTGAATACCCTTGCGTGGATCGTAGCAATCTGTACACGGTCATCATAGGTTAGGGTTCTCTTCTTCAGTACCCCTGTAGATAGGTAGTCTATCTCTTCTTCATTAAGGCACTCTGGCTCACGCTTATAAGGGAACAGCTTGTTTAGCTTTTCCTTGCGCTCATCGCATCCGCAGTCCTCACCGACTACTGCTTTGACAGCTGCCTTGATACCTGTGGCTTCTGTGAACTTCTCTATGGTGTCACCTAGCCCCTTAGATTTTGTCGAAGTCTCCGTTCTGGAAGTCTTCGTAGTCTTCTTTGATTTTCTCGTAGATCCTTGCTTTGCCATTTTTTATCGTGTTCTTAATTGATGTAAGTCCTATATCAGACTCTCGGTGTATCTTATTCATAGACGTACCCTGCATATGTATACGCATCATTTTAGCATCGTACCAATGGAAGTCCTCCATCTCCTGCTCCATCATATCTAGGAGCTTGTCCATAGCTATCTTGTACTCGCTGTGGTCTTCATCTTCGATGATGTCGTGAGTCAAGTCCTCAATGCTGACCTTGTTGATTCGCTTCTTGGTGCGCTGGTATTTGAGTGCCGTATTGATGCACGACCTATACACATAAAAAAAGTTAAGGGAGTCCTCCTCGTAAAAGTTGGTTCTCCCTTCTTGCTCTAATTCTAATAAACGTACAAAGACCATCTGAACTATGTCAGAGGCTACCTCATACGACCCATCACAATACTCCTTAATGAAGCCTGTGAGTCTCTTAAAGTTCTGCTTGTAAAATGTTTCTATGTTCCCCACGACACTTGCACCATAATCAAACCTATGCCGATTTGTACTAGGTGCAGTCCTTCGTAGTCATCTGTAGCTTCATAGTAGGCGTAGTTCATACCTACCATAACTCCCATAAGTGGACTAAACTCTATCTGCATATTGGCTTAGGTTTTTGTTTTCCTTTTGTAATATACGATTGTTTTCAAGTAATTCGATAGTTTTGTTTTTCAAGTTATTAACCTCAGCCTCTAGCTCCTGTATTCTCATCTTGTGTCTGGTTAGCGTAGCTACGAGTTTGTTCCTAGCCTTGATGTCTTTCGTGGGGTTGTTGTTCCAGACATCTTGTGCAACCTCGTAGAAGTGCTGGTACATCTTTGACCAATTGAAGTTGTCCTCGTGGTTGCGTAGGGCGTGTAGGACACTTGCGTGGTTTCTATCAAAAATCCTGCCTATCTGCATTAGGGTCATATGGTTTCGCATTACGACCATCATCGCTGATCGTGCGAAGACTTGGTCTTCTTGGCGTGTGTTGTTAGGGATAACTCCAATAAGTTCGTAGTATTCACTTAGTACTGGGCTTAAATCTTCCATTTGATTTGTTTCTCTTTTTCTATTATACGTTGAAAGGGGATTCTATGTAGTCCTCCTGTTGAGGTGTTGCGTACTATGTAGTAGCTGCCTCCTACTTCTATGTCTGGCTCATCGCCATCGACTCTAGTCTGTAGTGCGATGTGAGTCTCTAGGCATATGAACTCCATACCATTAATCTCAAACCGCTGACCATTAAGCATCTTCCTTTTAAACTCCATCCATACATCCCTCTAGGGCTTTTTGTAGTTTGACGTTTTCCTTCTTTAGGTCGTACACCTCCTGCTTCAGTTTACCGTTCTCTATACGAGCATCTAGAATCAACCTATCTAATGTGGTGAAGTAGTCGGTGATGTGGCGGTAGACTGCTGCTGTATCGGAGCAGATATTGAATACCTCCCAGAGTTGGTCTTGGGTCATCGGCTCTTGGTTGCCTAGCTCTTGGCTTAGGTAAGTCAAGCACTTGTACAGCTCGGCTTCTTTCTCTAGGTAGTATAGCCTGTTACCCTCAAAATGGAGACTCATCTATTATGCGTTCTTTGGTT